CCACCCTCTAGTTACTAGCACATCTGGATCAGATCCGTTTTGTACTTGATCGTGATAGTTTGTAGTGCCTGTTACTGTTACAACGCCAGTACCTGCATTAATCAAACCAAGGTTGGAGCCACCTGTTGTGATACTGTTAGTTTTAATGCCGCGCATTAGTCCGTTGGTCAGTTTAAAACTAAATGTACCAAATGTTGTTGTGCCCAGCGTAGGATTATAATGATTTATAGTTTCATCAAATATCAATAATGCATCTAACGCAGTACCTCGATCTATTTGAATTCCTGATGTCTGTAGGGTAACACCTGCGCCAGTTTCACCGGAATTCAAATAGATAATGTTATCCTTAACATTAAGGGTTTCACTTTCTACTGTTGTAGTATTGCCAAGAACGGCCAAATCACCTGTGACAACTACTCTACCAGTTTGATTACCGGTATCTAGAGTTATAACGCCTCCAGTTTGTACTTGAAGCTTATAGTTGTTTTCGCTGACTTTAACTATTCTTGACATTACTGTATTGCCTTAATTATTGATTGGCTATCTGTACACTGCCGGCTGCGGCTGCATCAAACGACCACGGTGCGGCAGTTCCTGTGGCAAATGCAGTTCCTGCAGATGAAGTGCCGCCGTGTGTATTTGCTACTGGAACTAACACTGCTTTACGGCTAGTTAATTTACTAACTAGATATGTTCCGCCAGCTACGTCTGTGGCCATGATTGACATTTCGTTAGCACCTAAGGTTCCGTCGGCTGTGGTAACTAGTTGACAAATTGCTGTGCCGTCCGATGTTTGAACTTTGTAACGTGTAGTGCTTACTTGTTTAATAACATCGCCTGTAAGTACTTCAGTACCTGCTCCGATTTGTGCNTCAGCTTTAATACCGTTTTGGCGAGCACTTGCGCCACTGGTTAATGTTGCCACAGGAGTAGCACTACCTGTACCACCAGCTACGCTACCAGCAAATGTAATTGTTGGAGCACTAGTGTAACCAGAACCTGCTGATACTACTGTTACTGTGTAGGCAGTTGCGCCTGTTACTGTAACAGACAGTTCTGGTTTTTCACCGCCAGTAATGTCTGGCGCACCAATGCTGCCTGCTGGTATTGTGTAAGTACCGTTTACTAAATCTGCTAGTGTACCTGCAGGAGCTGTTACGCTGGCTACTGATTCGCCACCTGTGTTTGCTGTTCCAAAATCTTGAAGATTAGTGTTAGCGAAATATTTTTTGTTTAATGGACGTCCCATTTGTTTCTCCTTAAATTGACGTTCTAGGTCTACGCAGTGGGGTACTGCATAATATCTGCACTGTGCAGATCGACGTAGTATTTATGCGATCAAGAGAAAGGGCTCCGAAGAGCCCTTTGTAATTAACGTACCCTAAGGTAAGTTGATTAGCTGAATACTACGTTAGATAGTGTTACTGTACCTAAGTAGTCAGCCGCGTTACCTAGAGATGAAGCTGTATTTGACAACTCAACATAACCATAACGTGTCATGAATGATACGACTGGTTCGAATGTTGATGGGTCAAGAACAACACCACTGCTCATCAATGGAATGTATGGGCAATAGAATGCTGCCGCATCACTCTCGCTAGAACCTTTGTAACCAACTAAAATTGTATCGTTAGAAGCGTATGTGTTAACATAAATCTTCATAGCGTTGTTTAGTGTACCAACAAACTTGGTGTTTGTAGGTGCTTCAAAAGTTCCTTCTGTTGTTCTTGCGAACGCAGAAGTTGTAGCAGATTGTAAAACAGTCAATGCTGTTGGGCTAACAACTGCCCAGTTACCAGCACCACGACGTGTGCGCTGAGCGATAGTGTTAGAAACACGGTTGATTAGAACGGCCAATGCGGCATGCTCATCACCAACGAATGTTGCTGTACCACTAACTGCGGCTTGGTTGAAAACCTGTTGGTTCTGTGTACCAGCTAAAGTTGTTAGAGATGCAATGATCTCTTGATCGATCTCAGCTGTGATCTCTTGTGCAAGAGCAGCCATGATTTCTGCTTCAACGTCAATGCCTTGTTGGGCTTGTGCGTCTTGAGCAGCCTCGAAAGTCCAGCGAGCTGATAACTTACGTGTCTTAGCTTCAACTGTTTGTTTCAAGATTTGAATGCTCATCTTGTTACCAGCGGCACCTTCAAGAGCGGCTGTTGCGGCAGCTTTTCCTGTTGTTGCGCCAGAATAAGATTCTGCAATTTTGAATGGGCTTAGAGCTTCTTCACCAGCTGTGGCGCCAGAGTTACCAGCATTAAATGTATCGCTGTAGCGAACTCTTAATGTATGGATCTGACCAACTGGACCAGTCATTGGTTGTACACCAACCAACTCGTTAGCGATAACTGTTGGCATAACACGACGGATTACTGGAAGAATCACGCGGTTCAATGTTGCGACGTTGCCGGCAGAGGTAGAGCCTGCGGATGCTGTTTCTGCTAGATACTTACGAGTGTTCTCTAGCGTACTTGCCATCACAGATCTCTTGGTGCCTTGTAAGCCTTCTAATAGGGCTTCTTTGGTTTCTGCCCAACGGCTTGATAGTAGTTCTGACATTTAAATTCTCCTTAAATTTTAAGTCCAGCGAGGCGGCGTATGTCTACTATGTTGCCGTCATTCTCACTGCTACGAGTGCTGTTGGTAATTTCTTTATTACCTGTTACTTCTTTTGCCTCTACTAGTGCCTGTTTTTTCTGCGGGGCTTTACCGTCTATGACAGCCGGTAGATACTTTTCAAAGCTCTCATTGAGCTTTGCAGTTTTCACGCCTTCCATTAATTCACCCATGATATCTTTTTGTTCCTTACTTAAAGGAGCAAGAAGCTCATTCATGATATCTTTGCGTACTTGGGCTTCTTTCAAAGCCGCAATTTCTGCTTGTTTGCTTTCTATTACTTTTTGCGCCTTAACTACAACAGTATGTGCTTCGTTAATTTGCGATGATTTTTTGTCTATGACTTTGAGCAATTTTGCAGTTTCTGACTTCTCATTTAGATAACTGGTGCTGTATTCAGAAGCAAAAGCTTCAAATAACTTGCGACCAAAATCTGCGCGACGAGCTGCTTCGATGTCTTCTTTCAATGAAGTAATTTCAGAAGTTAAGTTCTGAGTTACTACACTTTCGACCATCTCTGCGGCACGTTTTACAAACTTTTCTTTTACCTGTTTGATTTGTTCACGACCTTCTCTGACTAAGCGAACTTTCGTTTCTGCCAAGTCTTGTTTGTCTTTGTAAAATTCTGTAATTTCTTGAGCCAAAGCTTCAATTACGAATTGTTCTAGTTTGCCAAATTTATTAACCATTAACTTCTGATCTTCGTGAAGCTCTGCAACTTCAGATGCCAGTTGGCGTGTTACAAATTCCTTCATAACACCTGTATCTGCTTGCATTTTCTTAGCATATTTGATTTTCATCTCTGCTAATTGCTTACGATCTTCTGAAAATTCGTTAATTTCTGTCGCTAGTTGTTCAGAAAGCATTCTGTCAATAGCGTCAACCATAACATTTTTGTCATGATCATACTTTTGTGCAAACTCTTCTCGTAACTGCTGAGTAATTTCGTCACGGCTTTCTGAGATTCGTGAATCCCACGCCGCTTGAATACTCTCTTTGATCTCTTCCGAAATCACATTGTTTTCAAATAAACTTTTTAGTGCATCCAACATGTGATTCTCCTTTTATTGGAGTTTGTTTATTATTGATAATAAACTCTCTTTGAGATATTTTTGTGCTTTAGGATCGCCTTTCACCTCTTGCGCTATACGCAAGGCACTATAACCACCACGACTGCTCATCAGGTGTTCATAGATTGGTGTAGGATATGCGCCAGGAGCACTAGGTTGAGCCACCATATCTACTGTGATGATCTCAAAATCTGACACTTCACCGGATCCGTCATCTTTGACGTTTCCGGATCCGCGTGAACTTACTCCTAATTTCACACCACTTTCTAACATGGTGCGAATTAGTTGTCCCATTGGTGTAGGCAAAATTTTCAATTTGCCATAACCGTTTGGCCCGTCCATCCACATATTAACAATCATGTGACTTACACGGTCCAAATTTATCTTTAGATCGTCTGGATGATCTACTTCTCCGAGAACACTGTAACCGTTTTGAATCTGATCGTTCAGGGTTTTGACAGCCTTGCCAATCTCATTCACAGGATATACACGCTGGTTAGCGTTGCGGATACCGCCCTGTATACAAATACCACTCATATACAGGCTTTTTCCATCCTTGTCGTCAGACTCGACAACAATCTTCGCTTCAGTGAAGCTTAGGTTTTCTCGGAGATGATTTCTCATCTTACTTTCTTGATCCAATCAAGCTCTTTGAGTTAGCTCCATTGTCTCCGGTGCCTTTCTTCTCTGCGCCGTGACCTTTTGGAACTGACTTTAGCTTTGTTGCTGACTTAGCACCTGGCACATTAACGTTGCCTGCATTGTCTTCTTTAGTAGAAGGATTTGCTAAACCGCCTTGTGTACCGCCTTTACCGCCATCAGCACCTTTTACGATATTAGCAGTTGTGCCGCCCATATC